TACCGATATACGCAATCCAGCAATCAGAGAGGAGATGATGTCAAACTGGAGCAGTGTGATATCTCCTATAATATTTGAGGGCGGCCGAGCTATTTGCCTCGGCACTCGGTTCCATCCGCTGGACATCCATAAGACGATGTTTGTCCCCGATAAAGGGTGGAAACAGGTAACGCAGGAGGCTTTGACGTACGACGACAAAGGTCAACCCAAGAGTTATTGGCAGAGCCAATGGTCTGTTGAATATTTGCTGCAGCAGAAGGAGTTGGACCCTGTTGCTTTTGCTTTCCAGTATCAGCAGCAGCCCGTGATGACCTCGGATCTGGTTGTGTCGCCAGATCTATTGATCAAAGGTGAGGTTGTCACGGAGTTCGATTCGCTCGCCGTGGGGATCGACTTGTCCGCCAGTAAAAATGAGACGAGTGACTACACAGCGTTTGTGCTGGGTGGGCGTCTTAAGGACAAGTACTACATCATCGATGCTCACCAGTGCCGCTCGATCGGCAATCTGGAGAAGATCGATTTGTTGTGCGACATGCTGCTGGAGTGGGGAATCCTGACTCAGCACGATGGGCAGTTTATGCCGACGTATTCCACGGTGACCCTCGTGGTTGAATCTGTGGCGTACCAGGCTTCGTTGGCGGCGGATCTCAGACGAGTCTTAATTAACGAACGGGATCTGGGCAACCTCCACATTCATGAGATTAAGGGTTTCCGAGGAGACAAGATTGCACGGTTCCGCGGCACCTTAGGTTTGCTTGAGAATAAGAAGGTTACGTTTAATAAGTATCGTAAGTTCGATGCGTTATTTGATCAGTTGATTAATGTAGGCGCCACAGCGCATGATGACTTGTTGGATGCGTACGTCTGGTTGGTGACATTCTTGCAGCGCCGAGGGGAGTTTTCGATTGAATATTGATTTTTCCCACGTGGGCGACACTAGAGTGCAAGAGTCTCTCGGCTTAGCCGAGCCTGAAATGAAGGGTAAAAAACTCTGGGTTGCAATAACTGCATATAATCCGTTATCCAGGCTGGATTGTTTAATTGGTGTAATTAAGGAGTATTCAAATTACCCTTGTGATGTTAATATATACGTCTACATCAATTACGACGCCCAAGAGGTTGCGGATCAACTTCAACAGGTCTTAAACCGAGTCTCAAATAAGACTGTTGAGATAAAAATCGCGCCCCCTGGATTCGAAAACTGGTATTTGACTTGGGCGCATAAGACTGATCTCGCGCTGGCGATTCTGAACCGCGCTGCAGATTTTTATATTTACCAGGAAAATGATATGCACTTGACATTAGATAACTTCAAATACTGGTTTAAGTGGCGTCCACGTCTGAAACCATTGGGTTTAGAGCCTGGATTTGTGCGGTTTGAAAAATATAAAAATAAGAAGGTGCCCTTCGATAACTACTTTCCTTACTCCCTTACCCATCCGACACCGCGTATTTGGGGTGATCGTGGGTTTAATGTTCCCAAGATTTTGGTTATTGATCGTGAAGTCGACTTCTTTGTCCAGCTCGCTAACCCCTATTACGGCGCCATGGTCTTAGATCAAGACATGGGTGAGACTTACATAAGATCCGATAGTTTTGATCCGGAACTTAGTTACGCCAAGGTTGGTGTGCGGAACTGGCCGATAGCTGACCGCAGTTCGATGGGCGTCGCGTTTGAGTCTGTTCCAAATGATTATGAGCATCGTCGATGTGTTCCGGTTTCTCGTGTTGGCGACCAATACACGATTTTGGATTCAGGCTTGATTTGGCATGACGATTTGAAGTATTCGCCGGAACTTGAAAAACTCCATGGTGAACTAAAAGATTGTGCTAACATACTTACACTTCATTAAGGTGCTATGAGCGACTCCGTAAATCATCCGTCACACTATACGCAAGGTGATATTGAGTGTATTGACGCTCTTAAGGCGGCTTTAGGTCCAGAGGGGTTTAAACAGTACTGCCGCGGTGCGTGCCTTAAATACCTTTGGCGGACTGAACATAAAAATGGATTGGAGGATTTACAAAAGTGCGCGTGGTATTTGAATCGGTTGATTGCTGAAAAGATATCTGAAAATTCGGTAGAATATACTCAGCTCGATCTTGGGATCTTATCTCGGTAAGGTCTTAGGCAAATCACGTTAAGTGCGGGCCGCTGAGGACTTTTTTTATGGCGGAGATCGCTAAAAAACGAGACCCTGAAAAATGGGCTCGTGCCAAGGCTAAGGCTCGTGCCAAGCTTGGCGGGCACTCGGCTCGCGCCATGCAGTTGGCAACAAAGTATTACAAAGAAGCAGGTGGCGGCTATGAGGGTCGTAAATCCTCTGAAAACCGTTTAAGTAAATGGTCCCGTGAGGACTGGCAAACGCGTGAAGAGTATGAAAAGGGTTCTAAGTAATGGCTTCTTACAGCGCGGCTGATTTAGTTTCTGTCCTTACTGGCGAAACACCTGGATTCCGGGAAAGCAAGCTTCCGACTTCTGAGGATATTCTTCAGGAAATTTACAATCCTGGAGCGGCTGAAAACCAGGAACTTCTTGCCCGGTTGATTAGCCCTCTTAAAGATGAGCTTCTTAATGCTGCGCTGATTAAGCGAGCTGCTTTAAACAAGAAGGATTCTGGCTACGTCTAATGGCTGATCTTGCTCGCGAAAAAGGACGCACTGAGCGGTACCTCCCGCGGAAGGCGTGGGCGATGCTGAGTCCTGAAGAACGTCGGGCTACGGACGAACGCAAAAAGCGGGCTACGGCAGGCAACAAACCTGTAAATACTCAGGTGCCTAATACGGAAAAGGCTAAGAGAGCGCGTAGACTTGCTTCAGAGTATTTAAGGCGGAAGCGCACTAAGGCTGATGGCTGATTATTTCGGATCCGCTGGCAGGTATTTCGATAAGGCTTACGCAGCTCAAACTCAGGCTGCTGCTATGCAGAAAGCGAATACTTCGCGGATGTCGGATGATGCCGACATTAATCCTTATTCCGCCGCTCTAAATATCGGTTCTGTTCCGCCCAACGTAAATGAAGCTGGGACTGAGCAAGGCGAAATCAACGATTATGTTTCTGACGTTAAGGAAGACTTGTTATCCCAGGCTAAGGAAAAGCGCCGTCCTGTAAACGGCGAAGGAGCTTATCGAGCCAGCGGTGGCGTCAACACCGCGGTGATGCGTTAATATACTGACAGCTTTTACGCTGTCATGCTGTTTGACTGTTTTTTATATTTCAACGAAAAGGAGCTTCTCGAACTTCGTATCGAGATGCTTAAGGATATTGTAGATGGTTTTATTATTACTGATGCAAACCGCACGTTTAAGGGAGACCCCAAACCTTTTACGTGCATAGATACAATTCGTGAGTTGGGGCTTCCGGAGGAAAAGATCCAGGTTCTGCACGTCGAACTGCCCTCAGCCGAGGAAGTTCACGATCCGTGGATGCGGGAGTACGCCCAACGGGATGCTCTCGGTGTCGGGATGCGAATGACTCCTCCGGATTCTGTGTTTTTCTTTAGCGACGTCGACGAAATTCCTAAACCCAGTTCTTTGTTACAGGCCGTCGATTTAGCTGAACAAGACCCTTCCCGTTGCGTTCGCTTGTCGATGCCGATGTTTTATGGACGAGCTGATCTTCGCGTAGTCAATCCCAACGGAAAACCGACAGAAGCTCCGAATAACTGGACCTGCGGCACCGTGGTTCTCCACGAGCATCTGGAGATGACGCCATCTCAGATTCGTATGAACCCCAATGATCTTGTCGTTGGGGATTGTGATGCTGGATGGCACTTCAGTTGGATGGGTGATTCTGAAAGACTTAAGAAAAAGATTACATCGTTCTCTCACTGTTATGACGATATCCCTAATTCAGTTGCTCCTGCAAACAGCGAGGAGATGATGGAGCATTTAGAAAATTATGTAGCTGCCGAAGGTTCTACAGATCCTTTGGGACGCACGGATCATGTTTTAGTTTCATATCCCCATGAGCTTTTGCCTGCTGAATTGTTTAAACTTGAGAGAGTTAAGAAGTACTTGTTGCCGTGAAGAAAGCGCGAGTCGCTAAGCAGAAAGCTCAGCAAGCTAAAGCTAGGATTAAAGCAGCTCAGCCGGCCGCAGCCTCGCCTTTACCTCAGGCTCCTCTTCCGGAGACATTTACTAAAAATTCTTTCCCGAAGAAAGCTAGCTACATTCCTGGGTTGTATGTTCCTGGTAATCCTGAATATAAAGCTGAGTATGGTGGGGGCGGTTGGGCTGCGGGCGTTAAAGAGTATGACGGACCGGGTTTCAATTCGATTGAAGATTTGAAGACTCGGTTTCGGGAGTTGGCTGCGTCTCAGTCAAGCTCTGCCGGGGCTCCTGCGAGTGGTGAGCTAACTTCGACGCAGCCTAGTTCTGCTTTAGGTGCTGCTAAAAGCGTTAAAGGATTACGAGGCGCAGGAGCCGTGGTTTCTAAGGGAGAGTTTAAAAATATTATGCGATCTCAGGGTATAACGGCACAGCAGTTACTTGAGCGTGCTGGCCGCCGCGGAGCGGCTTTAGGGGCTGGCGTTGTTAATGCAGCTAACCGCGGGAAATTAGGTAAGGATTCTATTTTTCCTTATGGTCTTGCCGGATTAGGGGCCGAGCCTAATAAATTTATCCAGGGCATGAAGGGACTCACCCTCTCTCGCGGCCAAGCCTATATGGGGACTTATGAGGCGGATGGGAAACAAATGCCGATTGTTCAAGCTCGCTCCGCTGCCCCTCGCGGATTAGGCGCTAGTCAAACGAGTGAAACTAAGACTGTGAGCACAGGAGCTGCGTCTGGGCAGACCGATTACGGCGTTCGTCCTATGTCAGATGAGGAGCGTAAAATTTTAACTTCTGGCGGAAGCACTCCTCGTTGGATTGCTGGGTTGAATGCTCCGGGGACCGAAAACTATGATCCCGAATATGGTGGCGGCGGTTGGGTTTCGACTAAAGGAATCCCTGGTGGAACAGGTCCTTCTGGAGCGGCTACTGATGAGTTCATGAAGGCTTATTCGAAAGCTTCCACGCTTGCTAAGCAACTAGGTCAAATGGGGACCGGAGG